AAGTCCTCTTTCTTTTTTAATATTTTCAAGTATTGGATTAACAAGTCTTGTAAATTCTGCTCGTACTTGTTCATCATTCTGTTCAAAAAGCAATCTCACAGCCACTGCGGCAATAAGTTTTCTTGCTCTTAATAATAATCTTCTTACATTGATTCTATCAAGGGCACTTTCTTTTAGTTGGAGTGTTTTATTACCCCAAATAATTGGACCAGTATCAGCAAACGTCGCAATTGGATTAATCCTTTCTCTATATAAATCATCTCTTTCATCAAGTGTAAGTTTCTTATATGCCTTAATTGCATTAACAATACCTCTAGAATATCCAGCTACAGCAAACCAGGGATATGAAACATTATCTGTTAAAGCAATATTTCTTAAAACTTCTCCAGTTGGCGGAATATAAAGTTGTGTTGAATTTTCATTATCTCTAATTTGTATCCAGGGCCAATATGTGGCTGAATAGTTTGAATCAAGATTTACGGTATCGAGAAGTCCAATAATATCATCTACTGTAGTTGCATAACCCGGTGCTGATATTATATACAGTGAATCTGCTCGATCTTTTTCAACCATATCAATAGATTCTTCGGTTAATGATGAATGATCATAAAAATTTATTCCGGGTGTTGCAAAAATATTAATGTCAACAGCTTCAGCATTAGCGAATGTTTGTATACCTGTTAAATATGCGTAATAATCTGAATTACCAACTGTGTCATTAAAACATCCGCCATTACTAAAATTATTATCATCATATGTAATTTTACCAAATTTATATTCATCACCAAATGTTCTAACATTTCGGTAAATATCCCATCCATCAAACCCACCCGCTAGAGCAAGTGTGAATTTACGATAGATTTTATCTTTTAATTTATTGTTATCACCGCCAGTTTGTCCTTCTAAATCATATGGTGTACAATCAAATTCAAATCCAGTAATTGTTGAGCCAGTTATAGTAGATGCTTGAGATGATAGATGAAATCCTGGTGTTGTTGTTAAAGATGCTAGTTGTTCAGGATCTCCTTTATATTTGAATAAACTTAAATCATATCCTGTTTGATTTGATAATCCTAACATAACTTTTCTAAGTTTATCTCCAGAAAAATCAACAGGTGTTCCATCCCAATTATATCTAACTATATCTCCAGCATTATAATATTTTGTCTTATATTTAATTCCGCCTAATACTGCTCCACCATTAAGTGAACCAGCTGTAAATCCTCTAAATCCTGCAGGAATTGCATCAACAGGATGATCATTAGACATTTCAAGCATAATATATTTTGATCTAAGTTTATATTGTCCATCTGTAGTACCAATTCTTAATGCAACGTAGCCAGGTAAATCTGGATTCATTGAACATCTTGAGAATCTTTCAAGTGCAACAATATTATCATCAGTATCATAAAAATCACGTACTAAGATATCAAATTCAGCTGTTTCAAGATCGATATTTACTATACTTATTTTAATTTGTGTGTTCGATGCATCACCATCAGAAATAGATATAACTCTGAATAAGTCAGCAACAATTCCGCCACGTACTTCAGAGACCACATATGGAGATGCTGATGTTTTCCATTCAGTTAAAAAGTCTTTATTAACATTATGTACAACTGGTGTAAGACTTAATCCTCTTATTAATCCACGATCTTTTAATGATCGAACCAAATTTGGATATGATTCAAAGACATAAAGTGGATATTGTTCTTCATTTTTATCAAATACCCCGGTTCCTAATACCTTAGAAATATATTTAGTTGAAGAATCATTTAAAGAACATATAAATGAATGTGTTTGCCCGCTTTCACCATCTGTTGTAACAGTAATTGTAAATTCGCCAAAAGGATTTGTTAAAATTGTTTCACTATTTAATGTTACTCCAGTTTGGGTAGTTATTTGTAAATTTAATTTCGAATGAACGTATGAACCTCGTGATCTAAGAGCAGCAACTGCAATTTTATCATATGTTTTTTCTGCAACATCATATGTAAATCTAGTTACGTTAAATTCTCCTGAAGATTCGGAATATACGAACAAATATGAATAAATTTCATTGTCATTTTCATTATAAAAATTATTATACCAAGCAAAGTTAGTAACATCTCCAATTGGACCGGTAATTTTTAAAGATGCAGTTAATTCTGATGTGGCAGATGATGGAACAAATCCTATGGTAAACCATTCACCATTAGCATATGATTTTTTGATTATATAATTAGTAACTGAAAAACCATCTACTGCAGTTTTACCTGATAATTCAGAATAAAAACTACTTTGTGTCATACCAGTTAATGTGGGTATAAAAGAATTATTATCTTCATCAGGAACTGATGTTGAATCAAAAACAGGTGCACCTAATGTTACAATACCATAAGTTTTATCAGGTCTATATCCTGTTAAACCAAGTATTCTTGTCACAAATAATTGATTAGATTCTTGTAAGTATGATTTGGCAAAATAAGGAAGTTCATATGATGGATTTCCATTACCATCTTTTTTCGGTGATGTTGATCCAAAATATGTACGAAACTCATTAAAATTTGTTATCAGAACAGGTTCAAATGCAGGACCCTTTAATGTTTCACCTACCATACCTAATGTTGTTACGCCAACACTTTGCGCTACGAATGTTAAATCTTTCTCAGATGTGTATACACCCGGAGAAACAAAAACTCTATTTGATGTTGCCATTGATTATTATTTAGTTAATTTTATTTATTATTGTTATTATCAATAAATATCTTTATTTTCATCAAAGATTTCCATTATAAAAAATTAAAAGATAATAATTTATCTTTTTTTATCTATATTTATCTTATGAAATGACGAGGGATTGTAAAAATATTAAAATCAGTCAAAAACATCATGAAATTTTAAAAACCTATTGCGATAAAACCGGAATGAGAATGTATCGCGTAATAGAAAAATGGATTGATGAGATTAATAAAGGGAAAAAAGATGATAATATTAAATCAAAGAAAAAAGATATCTATGGTGAAGATACGTAAATTAAATTAAATAAACAATACCAATATTAGAACCCACTACTGGTTCATATTTATATGTCACATCTTTACCACTCCAAGTAAATCCATTATTTTCTTCTTCCACAAGCCCATTTGTTTCAACATATATAATATCTACAATATCATGTTCTACTGTAAAAGTTAATGATGAGCCATCATAAACAAAATATTCATTTTTAATATGAAGTATTCGTCCATAAGAATCCTGAAAAACGCCACCTTTTCCTGCAAAATATAAAACTGTTATATTACTCCCTGGTGCGGGTGGTGTTACAAACGTAATTCTAGATGTACCATTTATCCAATAATATCCAATATCTTTTTGTTCTACAAGACCATTAATAGCAACGAAAAATAAATAACTAATACTTTCTCCAACATTAAATGTTGTTTGTACGCCATTACCAACAAATGTAGCTGTTGTAATATCAATTGATTTACCAGCTATTTTTTTGGCAACATTTTTTTGTCCCATAAATTCGTGCATTAATATCATTCTAGCTATTGCTGGTTTTACTTCAAATTCTTCAGAATCAATTAAGAATCCTAATAATGTGAAATCATATGTTTGTAAATAAAATCTACGATTTTCTAAATTATCAATAGGTGAATTATCACTAATATTATTTAAAATAATTGGAATATAGTGTCCTTTTACAACAGTATAAGATTGTCTAGAAGCAAATTTTTGTAAAACAATTTTATTAAACTTATTAAGATCTCTAAATTTTTGACAAACAAATATAACTTCATATCCGATATCAATGGGAACTGGTTGTGGTATTTTATATACATCAGCACCATTCATATGACCATCCCAAGTTTTAACAGCAGCATAATGAAAATTTCGCCTATCAGGAATAGTTTTTTGTATCATAGGGTGGGTACCAGGTTGAACATCTGGTTTTCTTACAACACCAATAAAGGGAACTTTCATATTGCCATCTTCATCTGAAAATGTCCATGTATTAGAAATTTCTGACCATCGTTGTATTGTTAATATCTTAGGAATTACTGGAATTTTATTACCATCTGATACTACATTTAAATAAGTATTAACAAATTCTAACATTCCTTTATCCAAATCATCATGTAAAATATCATCTGGTAAATACGTATCAGATTTTATTATTTTATCAAGTAATTCCTGTCGTCTTTCTAATCCTTCTTTAGACGATGGTTCAGTACCAACTTGTCTATAAACATTTATATTATTTTTTTTAGGTAATGACATATTATATTCCTTTAAATTCGTTTTCTTGTACTGGTGAACATATTATTGTTCTATATGATGGTTTGTATCCAAAATGATGATGTTTATTATCGGCATTAACTTTACCATCATTAATAACATTATAATATCTAATTCTTTTTTCACTATCAGCATATCCAATATAATCACCAAATTTTATATCTACTCCCAGATCTTCTAATGTTTTTGTGTAAACAGAAACAATCATATTTCCTGGTTCAAGGTATCTTAATAAGCCAGTTTTATATGATTTATTTTCAGCTAGAACAACATGTACAAGAGCATTAATTTCAATTGGCGGTTTAAATTTAATTTCATCTCTTCCAATTTCACCATATATATCATCAGTATCTGTTATAACCCTATCAACTTGATAAAGAACTATTTTCATATTCAGATCACCATGTAAATATTCCATACCCATTTGTATATGTAAATTATAGTCATCTTCAGAAAAGAATTTTGATAATCTTGTTATAGGAAGTCGATTTTCCGCCATTATAATATTTCATTATTATATAATAAATACTTTATATTTCTTTTCTATTTATGTATATTATAAAATATTAATAAACATGGCAATACTCGAAATTGAAGCAAGAAACATTCTATCAGGATATACCGGTGCCAATAATCAGTTGATAGAATGGAAAATGAAGCTTTTAACAACAAAAAATTTTAAATTAACTCGAACACAATCAGAATACGTTTTAAAATATTATCAGACAATACCAAAAGTTGCTAGAAAATATATAAACATTGTTATTTCATTTGGTGAAAGACTTCAAGAAGAAAAATTATTACCAAAACCAGTTGAAAAAATATGGTGTGAAAAACTTTTATGTGAAACTGATAAAGCATACCATATTTGGGGTAAATTTTTTGATTCCGAGAGGCTTCATGCATTTTGGTTACCTAAAGGGGCAATTTTAAGGCCAGAAAAGAAATTGGATTATATTATTGATTATTCCAAATATAATGTTCGGCCACCATTTCCACATCAAAAAGTTGCTATAGAAAAACTTTTAGCAAATGACAGATTTATTTTAGCTGATGATATGGGATTAATGAAAACAGGTTCATCAATTATTGCATCGTTAGAAAGTGGTGCAAAGAAAATTCTTATTGTGTGCCCCGCATCACTTAAAAGAAATTGGAAAAGAGAAATAGAAATTTATACTAACAAAAGAGTATTAATAGTTGAAGGAAGAAAATGGGGTTCTACATTTGATTATTATATTATTAATTATGATATATTAAAAAATTATCATGTTATTGATAAAAAAAATGAAAGTTTAAATGATAATTTAATTAAAAATGAAAATTTTGACTTAGCAATAATTGATGAGTCTCATTATCTTAGTAATATTTCTGCAAATAGAACAAAACTCATGAATGATATTCTTAAAACCATACCCAAAGTTTGGTTATTAACTGGTACACCAATAACAAATCATCCAATTAATTATTATAATCTATTAAAAATTGTTGATTCACCTGTGGCTCTGAATTGGCAACATTATGTAAAGAGATACTGTAGGGGATATAGAATGAAAATTGGTAATAGAACTATATGGAATACTAGTGGAGCATCTAATCTTGATGAGTTAAGAGAGAGGACAAAAGATATATTATTACGAAGATTAAAAACAGATATACTTGATTTACCAGAAAAAATCGTATCAACAATTCAATTAGAACTTCAAAGCACATATTACAATGAAGAACTAGATGAATTTATGAAAATTACCAAAGAACAGAAAGATCATGAAAGTATTACTATAACTATTAATAGACTTATGAAGGTGAGACAAGTAATCGCATATGAAAAAATACCATATACTTGTGAATTAATAGATAAAGCATTAGAAATGGACAAAAAAGTTATTGTTTTCAGTAATTTTACAATGCCATTAGATACGTTATATGAAAAATATCCAAAAAAATCTGTAATTTTTGATGGTAGAATGAACTCAGAGAAAAAAAATCAAGCTGAAATTAAATTTCAGAACGATCCTAAAATAAAAATAATGTTTGCAAATATTGTAGCCGGCGGATTAGGTTTAAATTTAACCGCTGCCGAAATTGTTATTATGAATGATTTATCTTTTGTACCATCACACCATACCCAAGCTGAAGATCGTGCATATAGACATGGACAGATAAAAAATGTTATTGTTTATTATCCATTATTTGAAAATACAATTGAACAAATAGTTTATAATATTCTTAATAGGAAGAAAAATAATATTGATCAAGTCATGGGTGATGGTGAATATTCTGAAACTTTTGCAAAAGAACTAATTAATCAATTGATTTAAGTTCAGATAAAAATTCAGTTAAAATATTCAATAAATTCGGATCATCATATTCTATTAAAGTACATCTAACAATTTTTTCCCCATCATCATCTTCAAATCCAATGTAATTTGTGGTGACACCTTCTTTAATTAGAAAATGGAATGGAATTCGTTTATTATAACAAATTTTATTAATCTCTATTAATGCGTTTGTTATTTCAATATTCTCTATTTTCATTATTTTTATTTTAAATTTTTTATGAATTCTAAATTTATTATTAATTTGACGACATTCAGGATCATTTGAAATAGGTGAACATCGAAAAAAGTAAATATATTCGCCATCATCAATTGATATATATTTAACGTTATTTCTATAATGTTCGCTATAATACAAATTAAACCAAAAATAATCTCCATCTATTTTTGGTTTGCTCAATTTATGTGATTTATGTTGAACGCCATAAATTTTATCTGATAATACAATAAAATCAATCCCCTTATCCATATCTAAAATATTGCCTCTATATAAATTGAATTGATATCTAGTTGATTTATTTTTTTGATTGGCATGTAAAGTAAATATTGTGGATAACATTGATATTACACCATAATTCCATGTAAACTGAGTTATATAAAACAATTCATTAAAAATGAATGAATTAGGATTAAGAATTTTGTCGCGAGAATTAATAAAATAATTTTCAAATAGTTTTTTAAATTTATTTAGATTGGTTTTATATAAATCAAATGTCAATTTTTCTTGAAATTTATTATTAAAATAATTAATTAATAGGTTAATACATGAATAATTTGTATTTATTGTGTTTAGCCAAGACCAAATCCATTGGTCTAAAATAAGTTGTAAAATGCCAATGTGACCATTTTTTTCATAATAATCAACGCGATATTTAGAGTTGTGACCAAAATTATATGACAAAATAACATTTGTTATTATATCTTTTAATATCTTTTTATTTGTAATGATTTGAACTTCATTTATCGTCATAATAATAAAATATACGATATTTATTAATAAAAATCAAATATGTCTGTAACAGTAATAAGCGGAGAAGAACGAGAAAAACTATTTACACAAGTTTTACATCTATTAGGCTCTCCAGTTCGTGGAATTGAATTAACTGAAGAACAAATGGACTCACTTTTAGAACTTGCAATATCAGAGTATGAACAATATGTTAATGATTGGTTAATTGAATCGCAATGGACATCATTAGCAAATATTAATGTAGAAACACAATCTTTAGCAAGAGCATTTGTAACTAGGAATCTAGATTATATGACACAATATTCACACGCTTATTCAAAAATAGTGGGATTACAAGCTGGAGGTACATCAGAATTAAAAAAGGATATGTTTTATTTAGTTCCGGGGCAACAAATGTATCAAATTCCTGCTGGTAGAGAAATAAATGAATTATTATGGTTTACTAGAGCAGAATTAACCGATTCAATTATAGATCCATTTCTTGGTGGATTTGGTGGGCTTGGTGGAGTTGGATTTGGTGGCGTGGGTGGTTTTGCACAAGTTGGAGTATCAGGATCTTATTTTATGTTGCCGGCATATGATCTTTTATTAAGAATGCAAGATAGAAATCTAAAAAATAGATTAATTGGTGGTGAATTAACTTATAGAATCACACATGGTCCAAATGGAACCAAGTGGATACATTTATATAATACACCTGGCGGCAGATTTGATTTCGGATCAATTAGAATGAACAATTATGCTGTATGGTACTGGTATTATGATACTGAAATTGTAGATTCTTGTTTAGATAAAAGCAAATATAGTGATATAGCTAAATTACCATCAGATATTGATACCGAAAAATTAACGTGGTCGACATTAAATGGACCTGCGCAGAATTGGGTAAGAAAATATTTTATATCATATTGTAAAGAAGCATTAGCAAGAATATGGGGTAAATTTTCGGGTGATTTACAAGTACCTGATAGTCAAATCAAATTAGATTATCAAACTTTATTAACAGAAGCGAAAGATGATAGAATAAAAATGGTTGAAGAATTAATAAATAGATTAGAAAGACTTCGACCGGATAAAATGCTTGAAAGAACCGCAAATGAAGCTAAATTTTTAAATGAAAGTATGAAATACAGACCAATGGTTTATCCAATTCAAGTTATTTAATAATGTCATATTAACATTAAAATTGAAAATTTGAGAAAATTATCACCAAAAGAATTTGATTCTATATTCTAAAAAACGCTTTCAAAATTTTTAATCACAAAAATTTTATTTATATTTTAGTATTGAAAACTAATTACGGTTCATCTGTAAGTATAATATGTCATAAAATGGAAAAAAAACTTATTTCTCAAGAGATTATTGAATCTTTTCTTAATGGTGCAGACTCCGAAGAATTTATCGTTAATATTGAATATGATTATAGAAGAAACATAATCTATAAAATAATACAAGATCCTGTTAAAGGTAAAATTGTAAAACAGGATACTATTATTCCCTTTTTATGGGTAGGAGATCTAACTGAATTAAATTTTTATCAAAAAAATAAAACCCTTCAAAAAGATAAGATATTAGAGCACGGTATTATAATAGAACCACTTAAAACATATGGAAATCAAAGATTAGAAAGAGGTTTAAAATATCTTGTTAAAAGTGTGAAAGGATATACTAATCTGTTAAATTTTTTTAAGCAAGGAGGTATAGATCCATGGAGTGATAAATACAAGGAATATTTTCAAATTTTATCAATTACTGAACAATATCTTATTCAAAAGAAAAAACGTCTGTTTAAAGGTATTGAAGATTATTCAGATATTCATAGATTTATGTTTGATATTGAAACCAGTGGTTTAAATCCTGAAGTTGATAAAATTATTCTTATTGGTGTAAAAGATAATCGTGGATTAAGGAAATTAATTGATGCCATTGGAAAAGATGGCGAAAAAGGTTGTATTCAAGAATTTTTTAATATCATTAAAGAAACCAAACCTACAATTATTGGTGGGCATAATTCAGCATCATTTGACTGGCCATTTATTTTAAAACGTGCCGAGATATTAAAAATGAATATATACGAAATAACTCAAATTATATATCCTGAGCCAATTAAAGTTAAAGAAAGAATATTAAAACTCGCAAATGAAATTGAACCATATAATCAATATGTAATTTGGGGATTTAATATAATTGATACATCACATTCTGTTCGCAGAGCACAAGCAATTAATTCAGATATTAAGTCTTGGGGATTGAAATACATAGTAAAATACCTTGAAAAAGAAAAACCAAATCGAATATATATTGACGGTTCAAAAATTTCAAAAATATATATAGAAAATGAAAGTTATTATGTTAATCCAAAATCTGGCGGATGGCGTAAAATTGGAGATCCGGGGACAGAAAATCTTTTAGAAAGATTTCCCGGAAAATATGAAATTTGGTCGGGTAGAAAACTTGTTGAACAATATCTTGATGATGACCTTTACGAAACCATGATAGTAGATGATTCATTTTGTCAATCAACATTTTTACTATCAAAATTAGTTCCAACAGCATATGAAAGAATAACCACAATGGGAACGGCAACATTATGGAAATTAATAATGTTAGCTTGGTCATATGAATATAATCTAGCAATACCTGAGAAAGATGAAAGAAGACCAATTACAGGCGGATTATCTAGATTATTAAAAGTAGGTTACTCTAAAAATATTGTAAAATTTGACTATACTTCTCTTTATCCATCAATACAATTGGCACATAATGTTTTTCCTGATTGTGATGTTATGGGAGCACAGAAAGCAATGTTAAAATATTTTCGTAATCTTCGTATAAATTATAAAAGACTTAAAGAAGAAAATGAAAAAATAAATCCTGAATTATCTGAATATTATGATAGAAAACAACTTCCACTTAAAATTTTTATTAATGCATATTTTGGATCTTGTTCCGCCCCAAAAGTTTTTCATTGGGGAGATATGAATATTGGTGAAACTATTACATGTACTGGCCGACAATATCTTCGTATGACAATTATGTGGTTCATGAAAAAAGGATATGAACCAATTACAATGGATACTGATGGTATTTGTTTTGCGATTCCCAATGATGTTAATGAACATCAATATATTGGAAAAGGTAGTAATGAATTAGTTATTAAAGATAAAAAATATAATGGTGTTGAAGCTGATTGCGCAGAGTTTAATGATATATTTTTGAGAAATGAAATGGGACTAGATATTGATTATATTGCGCAATCAATGGTTAATATTTCAAGAAAAAATTATATATTAAAAATAACTAAAAAGGGAAAAGAAAAAATAAAATTAACTGGCAACACTATTAAATCCAAAAAATTACCACAATATATTGTAGAATTTATGAATGATGGCTTTAATTTTTTATTAAATGGCGATGGTCAATCATTTATAAATTTATATTATTCATATATTGAAAAATTATATAATCATAAAATTCCTTTAGTAAAAATAGCAAATAAAGCTCGTGTAAAACAAACAATTGAAGATTATAAAAAATATATTAAAAAAGTTACTAAATCAGGTTCACTTATGCCTAGACAAACTCATATGGAACTCATATGGAGAGATCAATATCCAGCAACATTAGGAGAAACAATATATTATGTAAATAATGGCAATAAAAAATCATGTGGTGATGTAGAAAAAAACCGTAAAACTGGTGAAATTGATATTAATTGTTATATGATTAATGAATTTGATATTTTAAATAATCCTGATATGACTGGTGAATATAATGTTGAAAAATACATTGGAAATTTTAATAAACGTATTGAACCATTACTTGTTGTATTTAATCCAGAAATAAGAAATGATATTTTAGTTACAAATCCTGAAAATAGACAATATTTAACATCATTACAATGTGAACTTGATCGCGGACATCCATTAAAATCTGATGGTCAAGATAAATTAGATGAAATTTTAACTCTTTCTGATATGGAAGTATTGTTTTGGAATCGAATAAATATAGATCCATATTACATGTATGTGGAAGATACTCTTTCGCTTGTTGACCAAGATTGGGTTAATCACAATCGAAAAGTCATGAAAAAAGAAGATAAAGGTATTATCAATAATAAAGAAGATGAAATAATTGATAATGATGGTAGAGATTTAGCATATATCACGATACTGAAATTTAAATAATATGTATATATAGTTTTTCTCTTATTGGAACAATTAATTTACTTGTATTATTTCCAGACCCATCTTTAAATTGAATTATAAATTTACCTTCAAATTTTCCAGATTGCGATGTTTGTTCTTCGGTAAATCTATATGTAATATAGTACTCATCGGTTGTCTGATTGTATTTTTTCATTCTTAATGTTAATGAGCATTTTCCACCAAGAATTATGGGAGATCCGGTTTTAATATCAGTCATTTCAAATGTAATATTTGAATTTTCCAATAAAGTATTATATGTGGATTTATCATTTTTTCCATCATCAATTAATCTCATTTTTAATATCGGGTCAGTTGCCCCTTGTCTAATATAAAAGTCCATATCTTATAAGTTTTATATCATCATTATTATTTATGTTATGGTATAAATTGATGCATTATTCCAATCATTATCATATGCACAATATCCACATGATCCTGTTGACCATGTTGCATTATCACGCATTTCTAAAATAAAAGATTTATCTCGATATTGTGTTTCTATTAGATTGCTAGAAACCCATTCTTGATTCCAATACATATTGTTTTGTACTTCATGCCATTATTACCAATATAAATTCCTGTTTGTCCATTTAATAATGTTGTTGTATCTTTAATTAATCTTATTGATAATCCAAAATTAATTCTTTTAGTAGTTAATGAAAAAATTTCATCCAAGTTATTTAAAACCACAACGTAATAAGTATTGTTTATACGAGATATAGAACATGTCCAAAAATATCCAAAATTACGAAAATCTAAAAAGTCACCATCTGTATTCCTTAATCCACCACCTCTCCCATTAAATTTACTTAAATTTGTTGCATCTCTATTTGGCGCATTCCAATAAAATAAACCTATTTCTTTTGCCGATCCGCCAGAATTCCCATACATTGAAATAAGATTATTAAATAAGATATTAAAATCATCAATTGTTGGTACATGGAATCCCGGTGCTGCGATATTTCTATGATTATCTATAACACAACCATTATATAGTAAACCATATACTACTGGGGGATCTAATCTAAGATTTGGGGTGCATATTTTTTCACATTCTGAAATATCATAATGTTTTTTTGTTCGTGTTAAATACCGATTATGAAGGTATACATAATCCATTACATCTTCAAAATATGCTGCATATTTAATGATATAACAAAATATTCCTGCGTGTTGTCCATTTGAACCATTTACGCCGCCGCCAATAACATGAGTAAATGGTTGATATCCTCTATTCGATAAAATAACATCTTCCCAGTTTTTTATTTTATAGACTAATCTAGCATTATGATATATTTTTAATGTACCTAATCTTTTATATCGATTATTATTCCATTTGCTATTTAATTTTT